CGAGGCGCGGCCATGAACGACAAGATCGTTACCGTGACATTCGAGAAATGCGGCGGCTGTCGCTTCGCACAGAAGTCTACCAACAATGTACACGATTGCTTTGGGCATCCGCCGTCGGTCCATATAATCGGGATGGCTCAACCTGATGCGCTTGGCCGCGCGGGCATGCAGCTTGAGATGTTTGTCCCAAAGGTAAGAGGCGATCGTCCGGCTTGTGCATTATATCAGCCGCAGGCGGACTTCTCGACGATTGGGAGATCGTAATGGACGATACCCAAGAATCCCGCGAAGCGGCATGGCGAGCATACACCTTCGATCCCGCTTTAGAGGAATGGAAAGCGGGGCAGCGGGCGTTCAAGCTGTTTTGCAAGAGGCGACGGGACGAAGAAACCGCGGCGCGCGCGGATGACAGGGAGGGAAGCTCGCGATGAAATTGCGGCGCTGGTGCGTAACCGTCATGGATAATTGGACGCCAACGCGCGAGTTCTTCACACTTTCCTCTGCGCTTCGATGGCGCTTCCGACATGCGCCAGCTCATCTATTTCGGTGGGAGGATGGCGAGTGGCGAAAAGTCGAATCATCAGAGTTGGTCGCATATCTTACTAGTCCGTAGGTCTGAATGGACATCCGCTACAGCTACGCGCACGTCCCGACGATCCGAGAGTTTGCGGCGTCGAATGCGCGGGTACGCGGGCTTTCTGGCCCATTCCGGTGCCTATCGGGCGACACCGAGTTCCTGACGCCATGCGGCTGGAAGCGCATCGACGCCTTCCAGGATGGGGATCTAGTCGCTCAATGGCGTGACGGGGCAATCTCGTTCGTCGAACCGTTGGATTACATCGTCGATAAGGCGAGCGAGTTCATAGAGTTTTCTAATCGCCGCTCCCTCACCATGCGGCTTTCGCCGGGTCACCGGGTGCCCCATTACAATTGGGCTGGCGCTTTCACTGTACTGACCGCGGCCGAGATCGAGCGCCATCCTTCTCGCCGCACCATGATTACAACTTTCGACGGGCACGAAAACGATGCGCTCGGCATGTCGGACGATATGATCCGTTTTGCCGTGATGATGCATGCGGACGGTAGTTATCCAAAGCAAGGGAAAAAGGCGGTTATTAGCGTCAGGAAAGATCGGAAGAAACAGCGCATTCGAGAACTTCTGACAAGAATGGCTATCCCATTTGCTGAGTACAGCAGCAAGACGCGACCTGAGACAACGTTTCGTTTTCTGCCGCCTTATCGTGGCAAGCGATTTGATGGCGCATGGTGGAAAGCATCGAAGCGAGAATTGGCTATAGTTCTTGACGAGATGCCATATTGGGATGGCCTGTTTGACAACGATGTTTCAATCTTTGCGTCCGCTTACAAAATTGATGCCGACTACATTCAATACGCTGCGCACGCCAACGGATTGCGCGCGAGCATTTCCATTATCGAGGGCAGGAAAGAGAACTGGCGTCCGCAGCATCGCGTCAGCATTCGCATGGGTGACAATCAAAAGAATAGAGCCTGTATTCGCGAAGGAACTGAGATTAAGCGCATACCATCGGGCGATGGAAAGATGTATTGCTTCACAGTGCCAAGCGGCTTCTTTCTGGCGCGGTGCAATGATTCGATCTTTGTAACAGGAAACTCTGGCAAGTCATCGGGATGCGTCGTTGAAATAGTCCGACGCGCGCTCGCGCAGAAGCCTGGCGTGGACGGGATCAAACGAACGCGATGGCTCGTCGTGAGATCGACCTATCGGGAACTTTCTGATACGACAATCCGAACTGTACAAATGTGGCTTCCGCCGCAGCACTTCGGCCGATACTACCAAACTGACAACCGCTACGTCGTCAAAGGATTTCAGGGCGCAGAGTTTGAGATTTTGTTCCGCGCGCTCGATAAGCCGGACGACATCGCCAACTTGCTGTCCCTCGAAATCACCGGAGCGTGGGTCAACGAAGCGCGAGAGATTCCGTGGGCGATCGTCGACGCCATCCAGGGTCGCATCGAGCAATATCCGACGAAGGCCATGGGCGGTTGCACATGGGCCGGTCTGTTCATGGATACGAATCCGCCGGACCAGGATTCCGACTGGTATCGGTTCTTTGAAGAAAAGAAGCATCCGAAATGGTTTGCGGAGTTGTTCAAGCAACCGTCTGGCCTTTCCCCGCAGGCAGAGAACATTCCGAACCTCACCAATCCGAACTACTACAAGCTGCTCGCCGAGGGCAAAAAACCGGAGTGGCTCAAGGTCTACATCCACGGCGAATATGGCTTCGTGGTCGACGGCAAGCCGGTCTATGACGAATACAGCGACCAGCTTCACCGCCGCGAGGTCGACCCGGTGCCAAGTGCAGTGATTCGCCGCGGCTGGGATTTTGGTCTCACGCCGGCGTGCTGCTTTTCTCAATTGCTACCCGACGGACGTTGGCTCGTATTCGACGAAATGACGTCGAAGAACATGAGCATTGATCAATTCTCAGATGATGTGCTGGAACATTGCCGCCGTTCGTTCCGGGGCGATGTCCAGTTTCAAGACGATGCAGACCCTGCGGGCAACCAACGCGCTCAGACTGACAAACGGACCTGCTTCGAGATTGCCGGGACCAAAGGCATCCAAATGGAGCCGAGCGAGCAAGATCCCGTGCTGCGCATGGAATCGGTGCGTAAGCCGCTGCGGACGCTCATCGGCGGGGAGCCGCAGTTTATCTTGCATCCGCGGTGCCTGACCATTCGCAAGGGCTTCCTCGGCGGCTACAATCTGCGACGCATTCAGGTTGCCGGACCAGAGCGATATGCGTCGCGCCCCGATAAGCAGGGCTACAGCCACATCATGAACGCCATGGAGTATTCTGCCGCGCAACTCTTCGCCCCGGCACTCACGCGCGGACCCCCGAACGGGGATGGCGATTGGCCCGATGTCGGTTATGATGGCGGCATGAGCGATCAGGGGCGTTCGCCAGTTACGGGGTATTGATGCGCGCAGAATATCCACAGAGTTTTTTGGAGTGGCTGGCAAAGCGAACGCCTAATGTTCGGCGGCGTATCTTGCGGCTAAACCCGATGCCGTTAGATGTGGGCGCGCGGCTTCGTGGCTATCATCCGCATGCGCGATCAACCGATCGTTGGCGTGCTTACATCGGAAAAAGGGACTTCATTAAAACATGGGGACGCGAAGCTTGGATAGGACTGCCCCGCTGTGCCATTGAGCATCGTGGTCACCGCAAGGCCGTCACGCAAGAAGCTGTGCAAGATCAGCTATGGATGGCGCCATCCGATCATTACATTCGGAGCGCTGTAAGGCGGAAAGGCCAATGGGTTATTCCGATACAGTTGCCCGCAGGTCATGACGGGCCAGTCGTCGTCCGAATGGGAGCCGCGCCATGAACAAAACCCCTGAACTCGCGCCTATCGAATCCTCAATGTTCATCTCGCACCACTACGACCCAAACTCTCGGGTATTCACCGTTAAGTTCAAGAACGGCGCGGTGCATGAATATTTTGATGTGCCAGCAGAGAAAAACGATGCTTTTCTCGGCAACATGTCGAAGGGTCGCTATTTCAACGAAAAGATCAAGCCGAATCACATCGGGCGGAAGGTGTCGGAATGAGCGTCGTCGATCTTGCTACTGGTCGGCCAGTCAGTGAGGCCCCGGAAGAACCTACCCTACTCAATTCCCTCAAAGCCGTGATCGCAGCCATCGAAAGCGGAGAACTCAAAGCGGAGCGTTTCTACCTGATCGTTGATGGAGGCACCCAATCTCCATCTTTCGACAGTGGCCTGACGGCGAGCGACGCGATAGTCATGCTAGAGCGGGAAAAATTCCACATTCTTTGCGCCTTGGCCGGCGTTAACGTATAGTCCCGTGACCTAACGGGGAAACCGCGTGGCCATCACATCTTCGCTAGAATCAGCACTCGCTTCGCCCACGGCAACCCCCGTTCCGGCACCGGAGCCGGCCGAATCAACGCCTGACGACGCGGAGAAGCCGCCAGTCGATGACGGAACCTACGGCCGCGGCAAGGATATCCCGGTCAAGCAGTTCCTCGTCGACCAGATCGACCAGATCAATCTGGCCGAAAACTACGCGCCGGACGTGCTCGATAAGCTCGGGTCGCTTGTCCTTTTCGAGTTCAACCTCGATGAAAACTCGCGATCGGACTGGAAGGATAAGGCCGACAAAGCGATGAAATTCGCGCTGCAGGAGGCCGAAGAGAAGCAATATCCATGGCCGAAGGCGTGCTGTTCCCTCGATACGGACATCCTCACGCAGTCTGGATGGAAGCCGATTGGGGATGTTGCGGTTGGAGAAAACGTTCTGAGCCGCGCGCCGGATGGCACTGCGGCCTTTTTCCCGGTGAACAAGACATATCGTCATCGAGCGACAGAAGTGGTCCACTTTGACGGCAAGAGCATTGATCTTCTGGTAACGCCGAATCATCGGATGCTTGTGCAAGACCGCGATACCGGCGATCTCGATTTCATTGAAGCCGGTGAGTTCGTTCGGAAGCATAAAAAAGGACCAAATCAATTCCGGCTTTCCCGCCAATCAATTCCCCTAACCTCGTCATGGCATGGGACGGAACCCGCTTTCGTGTACGGAATTGCGGCCAAGGCGTATGTGCGATTTCTCGGATGGTTTGTTTCGGAGGGTTATAGCCTTTCGGTAAAGTCAAACATTCACACGCTTAAGTCTGGCGAAGTGGTCGACTATGGGGCCAGCACGTCAAGTTTTGGAATTGCGCAAAGCAAATCTGCAAACCCTGAGAAATACGAACAAATTCGCAGAGATATTGAAGCATGCGGATTTACCTACAAGGCTTACGATAAGTTTTTCATCGTGCACGCCAAATCAATGCCGCCCTTATTCAAGGACGAATTAAGGGCGATGGGGAAGGTTTACGGCAAGCGTCTCCCTGCCCATGTCCTGCACTATCATCCTGAATTACTTAAGCAATTACTAGAGACCATGATTGCGGGGGACGGCCATATTAGGCGCCGATCACGCCAAACAATGGATGTGCGGAGCTATTTTACGACATCGCGCCTGTTGGCGGACCAAGTTCAGGAAATCTGTCAGAAAATTGGGTTACGCGGCACAATAGCGGTCACTGAAGCGCGCCTAGGCGGCGTCATCAATGGACGGCAGATTACCGGCACTGCCGAAGGCTATTCAATCAGCATCTTGGCGCGGAAGACCATCCAAGTCCTGAAGTTAAAGCGCGAACTTATCCCCTATGATCAGGACGTTGCCTGTGTAGAGGTCGAGCCGCACCATACGATCTTTGTGCGCCGAAATGGCAAAGCGGTTTGGGTCGGCAACTCGAACATAATTTTTCCCCTTATAACTCAAGCGGCTATCCAGTTTAATGCACGCACCTATCCGGCGGTCATCCAGAACCGCAACGTCGTAAAAGGCACGATCTGGGGCACCGACAAGGGCACGCCAGCGACCGAAGACGGCAAGCTCGAGGGCAAGCCGAAGATGCACCCCGACGGCACACCGGTTTGGCTTTCCGCGCCTGGGGAAAAGCGCAAGCGCGCCGACCGAATCGGCGAACACATGAGCTGGCAGCTTTTGGACCAGATGAAGGAATGGGAAGGCCAGACCGACGGGATGCTGATTCAACTCCCGATCATAGGCGGGGCCTGCCGCAAGACCTATCGGGACCCGATTGAGGGGCGCAACCGGTCTCTTCTCGTAAAGCTTACGAATCTCGTCTGGAATTACCACGCGCCGACCTTCGAAGACGCGCCACGACATACCGAGATCATCACGCTTTACCCTCACCAAATCGAGGAAAACGAGCGCGCGGAGGTCTATCTGCCGCTGATATACGGGCCGGGCGGCGGGGACGACGAGACCAATTCCGAGCAAGCCCAGTCCGGCGACGAAGACGCGCCGCATATCTTCCTCGAGCAGCACCGCCGCTATGACCTGGACGGCGACGGCTACCCGGAGCCTTACGTCGTCACCATCCACAAGCGCTCGGCGAAGGTCGTGCGAATCGTCGCCAGATACGACGAGGATGGCATTCAGACCGGCAAAGGTGCCGATGTTGACGAGGATAGCGAGACCGGCGCGCTGACCGATGACGAGGGGCCGGACGAGGAAGAAATCCTCAAGATCATCCCGGTTGAGCACTACACGCTGATTCCGTTCCTGCCGAATCCAGACGGCGGCTCCTATCCGGTGGGTTTCGGCCATCTACTCCGGCCGCTGAACGAAGCGATCAATACCACGCTGAACCAGATGTTCGACGCCGGCCACCTTCAAAACGCTGGCGGTGGTTTCGTATCGGACCAGCTTTCGATCCACTCCGGGCCGGTTGGGTTTCAGGTCGGCAAGTACGTCCGGGTAGGTTCGAAAGGCCAAGCGATTCGCGACGCCGTGTTTCCGATACCGTTTCCCGGCCCGTCATCGGTGCTGTTCCAGTTGCTCGGCGCTTTGGTGAAGGTGAGCGAAGGCGTTGCGGGAACGCAGGAAATTCTTGCGGGCGGGGCCGAGATGGCGAACGCCCCGCCCACAACGATTCTCGCCCTGATCGAGCAGGGATTGAAGGTCTACACCGCTATCCACAAGCGCGTTTACCGCGCTCTAAAGGCCGAGTTCAACAAGATTTACCGGCTCAATCGGCTCTATTTGAAGGAAAACGAGCGATATCAGGTTGGGGACGAGTGGCGCGAGATCACTCTGGATGATTACCGGCTTGGGGGTGGCGTAGAGCCAATCGCCGACCCGACGATGGTTACCGACATGCAGAAGCTCGGGCGCGCTTCTGTCGGGATGCAATTCAAGGGCGACCCGCTGATCGACCAAAAGAATATCTATACTCGGCTGTTCGAAGCCGCGGGCTTTGACCGGATCGAGGAAATGTTCACTCCGCCTCCGGACCCACAGATGACGCAGCAGCTTCAAGCGATGGCGATGGAGGAAAAGCAGGCCGAACTCGGCCGGCTGCGCGCTGCGGAATTGAAGGACAATTCGCAGGCGTATCTGAACATGGCGATGGCCGCTTCGAAGGCGAACGGCCCTCAGATGGACTGGATCAACGCCCAACTCCGCGTCATGGAAATGCACATCGAGGCCACGAATACGATGGTGAAAGCGGCCGATGTCGAGAGCAAGCACCGCCTCGGGGTAGGCAGGTTGAGCAACGAGGCCGCGCGGAATCGGCAGGACGTATCGGATCTTGGGGATACCGTTTCATCGGCACCCAACGCGAATACGCCGTTTCCGCAAATGCCAGCCGCGCCTATCGCGCCGCCGACCCCGGCTCCCGCCGCGCCGGGCGGAGGCAGTCCGGCTTTGCCTCCGCTTCCTACTCCGTCAGCATCGGCGCTCGCCGCAGTCCCGCCTCCGGTGCCCCCACTGCGCGGTAACGGGGGATTGCCGCAATGAGACCGCCGCACGAATCACTGCTGCTCGAACTTTCCGAGGAATCCTACCACCAGTTTCGTCACCACCCGATAATGGCCGCGTACCTCCAATATCTCGGCGATCAGGTCGAAGCCTTCCGCACCGCAGCCATGGACCTCTTGGAAGCGGGCAAGCTACCCGAGCAATCGGACGTGATTCGCGGGCGCTTATTGACGCTCCGCGAATTGCAAAACCTGTCGCTTGATGATATCAAAAATTTCTACAGGCACGAAGATACCGAGGAAAAAGACGATGGCGGCAATTGAGCGCGATCAGCTTAGCCAAAAAAATACAGAGATTCTCCAAGCGGCCTTCGATGAAATCTGCAAGTCGGCGCACGTCCATCAGGGATGGGGACCGCCGATGGCGCTTTTCCAGACCGTTCCTACCCACGAACAATTACGCGACAATATCGGGCCGCGCACCTACATCTACGTCTCTTTCGGGATGGATGGCGAAAAGCCCCAAGGCGCGCCGATGGGATCTGCCGATACGTTCGTCGAAGTCCTCTCCGCCAGCGTCGCAACTTTCAAGGCTTGGCTCCGGCCGAATCGGACGCTCGCGTGGCGAGCGAAGCCATCGGCCGATTTGAGCGACGACGGCAAGAAATGGGCTTCTTATTGGCGTTGCATTCAGATCGACGATGATTCCAAAGAACTCAATATCATGTGGAATTTTTGACCATGGAACCGCGTCTCATCAAGGGCATCCAGGCTGAGTACGTTCCGGCCAAATGGTCGGGCCAGAATACCAGCGGGGTCCGCGTCGTCGGCAAGACGGTCCTCGTCCTCATGGACGAGTGTGCGACTCAGACTAGCGGCGGCGTTTCCCTTCCCGAAGATCTCATCGAGCGCATGAGCATGGCGGCCGAAAGCGGCGTTCTCGTCGCCTGCGCGCCCGGCGCTTTCCTCCTCAACGAAGACATGACGCCTTGGTCCGGCGATAAGCCGAAGCCGGGCGATCGCGTTTATATCGAGAAATACGCTGGCAAGCAGATCAAGGGCCGCGACGGCAAGATGTACCGGATTATGGACTACGGCAGCATCGGCGCGACTTATGAGCCAGAGGCGGCATATGCGACCGCTTGAAAATCTCGCCGAGCGCGGCTTTCTTACTGACCCGATGCCGGAGTCAATCACAGCCATAGTTTCGGGGGCACCCCACACCACGCTCGATATCGGTGTGAAGATCATCACCCATACTCGTGACGGGTTGAAGATAATCCCATGCGCTCAAATCGTATTTGCTTTGACTACGAAACAGGGCGAGGAATGGATTGATCTATTCCCGCACACGGTCCGACGGGATTTGGTGCCGCGACTTTTAGAAATGTGTGATGCGGCCGAGGCTCGACAAAAATCAGGGGATAAGTGATGGCGACAGGCACCGCAGTCGAGAGCAGCCTTCCTTCCGATAACGAATTGCCGCCAGATGACCTTCTGCCGGAAGAAGGCGGCGATGCTCCGGACGCTGCGGATGTTGCCATCGAGGCGCGCGCCCGCGAAATGGGCTGGAAGCCCCTCGCGGAATACCGCGGCCCTCCGGGACGGTGGCAACCGGCAAAAGACTTCATCGACCGCGGCGAGAATATTCTCCCGATCGTTCGCGACCAGAACCGGCGCCTGACCGAGCGCGTGGGCAAGCTTGAAGGCGAGATTTCCGGGCTTCGGGTTACAGCCAACGAGCAGCTTGAGATCATCAAAGACCTCCGCGATATCGGTAAAAGGCAGAATCAGGCCGGCTATGACCGGGCAATGAAGGATCTCAAGGAGAAGCAGCGGCAAGCCGTCGAGGTCGGCGATACGAAGGCTTACGACCAGCTTGTGGAACAGGCGGAGGCTTTGCAGGAAGCCCGACCGGCAGCCGCTGTGGCTGAGTCGGCCCGTACCGAACCGGCGCCGCGCGCTCCCGCGGCTCCGTCATTAACGCCAACGGTGCAGGCTTTCATCGGCGAGAACTCATGGTTCAAAACCGACAAGCTACTATCCGATACGATGGTATCGTTTCATCAGGAAGTTCTCCGCGAGCGCAACGCGAGCCAGGAAACCCTAAACGGCGATCCGGCGCTTGACCGCGAACTTTTAGAGGAGGCAAAGAGCCGCGTGGTTGAACGGTATCCCGAACGATTCGGCGTCCCGGCGCCACGCGAGCCAGCGGCGCCAGCACCGCGCGCGCGCCGCGCCGCTGCGGTGGCGACACCGACGGCTGGGGAACGTGCCCCGCCTGCCGGTGCCGTGCCGACGACCATCAATTCGATTGCCGATCCGGCGGAGCGCGCGGCCTGCCGCGACGCTTTCAACCGGACGAAACGGCAACTCCCCGATTTCACGGAAGCGGAATACATGTCGCTTTACAGCGACCCGCACGCCGACGTCATAACGCTGCAACAGCAGAAACCGAGGAGCCAGCCAAATGGCCGATAAACCGGAATCCATTTACAATCCGGAGGCTTCGGAACCCGAAAAGCGGAAGCCCGGAAGACCGCCAAACGCAAAGCCCGCGGCGGTTGCCGAGCCAGCGCACGAAGTCGCGGAGGCGCTCACCGTCGACCACGACTTGGCGCCGAACGCCGCGCCCCAGGAAGGCGAGACGCTCGAGCAGGCCGTCGCCAGAATTGGCGCGCTGCGAGAGCGGAATCGGAAAGAGTGGGGCGAATATTCACAGAAGCTTGCGTTACCGAAACGCGCGGGTTATCATACGCACTGGTTTAACGATGTTGCCGGCAGACTGGACGAGGCATTAGCGTCTGGCTGGGCACACCGGATAAACCCTCGGGACGGAAAGCCGTTCCACCGCGTCGTAGGAAGCGGACGCGAAGGTAAGCCCCTCGAAGCTTACGCGATGGATTTGCCACTAGTGTTCTGGCAAGAGGAAATGGACGCTAGGCACAAGGTGGCGTCGGACCGGATCGAAGGTATCAAGAAAAATCCGTTCCAAGCGGCGCCCGGCCAAGCGAAGGCTTCCGATAAAGGCAAGTTCTACGATCCGACCGACGGTGCGGCAGGTCCGCTACAGGTCTTCAAAGGCTAAATCTCCCAGCAAGGCATCCAAGGTATCTAGGCAGGATTGAAGGGCCGCGCTTAGCGCGCCTGACTGATCGTCTGCAACCTTTGGAGGCCGCTGGCCATGAGCAACAATAACGCCCCGTTTGGGCTCAAGCCCATCAATCTCAACGGAACAAGCTGGTCCGGCCAGGGCAAGCTCATCTACATCCCCGCGTCGCAAGGGGGTAACATTTTCATCGGCGATCCGCTGATCCCGCTGGGCGCCACCGATGCGTGGGGCGTTCCCAGCTTTGGCATCGCGACCGCCGGCACCACCAACATCATCGGCGGTTCGTACCTCGGACCGGCCAACGGCCCGGCAGGTTCAGGCGTCACCCTCCTTCAAAGCGCGACGCTCTACCGTCCCGCTTCGGTTATCGGCTACGGCTTCCTCTGCGATGACTCCGACGTCATGTACTCGGTCATGGAGGATTCGGTCTCTGGCGCCATCGCCGACACGACTGGTGGCTATGCCAACGGCAATCTCCAAGCTGGCTCTGGCGGATCGACCGCAACAGGGCTTTCAAGCTGGATGCTGGTAAGTGCCGGCGTCGGTACGGGCGCTGCTGGCGATCAAGTCAAGGTCATCGGCCTGACGCGCGGCCCCGACAACGCCCTCGGCAACTACGCCCGATGGAACGTCATGCTCAACATCCCGGCCCTCCGGCAATACACCGCTGGTCTCTAAGGCCGCTGGCAAACCCTAGGAGCACACACCCATGGCAACGATCGGCGGCGTAATCACTACAGGCGCACATCCGAAGGCACTCTGGCCGGGAGTCAAGACTTGGTGGGGTCGGCAATACGCCGAGCACGCGCAAGAATATCCGGAATGGTTCGACATCGAGACGTCGGACAAGGCTTACGAAGAGGACGTGGAAATCTCCGGCTTCGGCGTGCTGCGCGAGAAGGATCAGGGCGCGGCACTCAACTACGACACCGAAGTCCAGGGATCGATCACCCGCTATACCCACATCGCTTATGCGGGCGGCTACATCGTCACCTTTGAAGAACTGCGGGACAATCTCTACGAGGTCGTCTCCAAGCGCCGCGCGGCGATGCTCGCCTTCGCCGGTCGACAGACCGAGGAAATCATTGCCGCGAACGTCTTCAATCAGGGGTTCAATACGAGCTACCCGATCGGCGACGGCGCAGCGTTTTTCTCGGCGAGCCATCCGTCAATGCTCGGCAACCAGTCGAACCTGCTCACGACCTCGGCCGACCTCTCGGAAACCGCAATCGAGGACCTCTCGATTCAGGTCATGCAGGCCGTCGACTACCGCGGCAACAAAATCGCGCTCATCCCCCAAATGCTCGGCATCGCGCCGCAAAACTGGTTCGACGCCAACCGAATCGT